AAGTATTGCATTAGTAGCTTCCACATTTGCTAATATTTCTTCTATAGTTGTAAGATTTTCTAAATCAGTATTATCTAAGCTAAAAGTAGAATTAAACCATGCTCCTATAGTTGACTTTTCTTGTTCCCTTGTAACATATCTATCATACCCTGCTTTAAACTTTTCCTCTAATGAATTATAATGCTCTATAGTCATTCCTTTTACTACATTATCAGCATTTCCTAAACTAAATATATCTGTTCTATAAAAGGCATTTAATTGTTCCCCTAGCTTAGTGCTTTTATTAAATAAATTATCAATATCAGTTTCTGAAAAAGCTGTGTAAACTGTTTCTCTTATTCCTTTATCAGAAAATAAATATAAACTATTTAAATATAATTCTTCCCATATCCTAGCATTTCCAATAAACAGCACATAACTATCTAATCCATTTAGTTTTATATCTTGCAAATAACTTAAAAAATTAAGTGGCTCGCCTTGCAAGTCACTATTTACTTTGTATATCTCCGCCCAACTCATCAACTCACCTCTATTTTTTCTTTTATTTCTTCTATTTTAGTACCTGTAAAAGTAGTTTTTACTTTACTCACAAGTATATCATTCACATATTTTTCATCTACTATAGTTCCATCCGCATTAAACTTAGTTATAGTCTTGTTAGTTGAGTCTAATATATCTGTTATAGAACCATCTGAATTGAATATAGTCTCTTTCTTAGCATAATCCAATTCTTTTGGTTTTTCTAGTAACTCATTCCATGTAACTTTTCCTTTCGACGTTTTTCCGGTATCCTCTCCATTTATAAACCAGTTGCCGTTTTCGCCGATTGCTGGAGTATAACCTTGTTCCCCTCTAAGCTCTGTATATATATATTCCGTTTGTCCTTCTTCTCTAATACCTAGCTGACTTCCGTTCCAATTAAATTCTAATTTATTTCCTGTCGCTCCTTTTAGATTTGTATAGCTATAGTCCTCTTGACCTTCTATTCTAACACCTAGCTCCGTACCATTCCAACTAAATTCAATGCTATCACCTTTTTGACCTTTCAAATCTGTATAAGTATAATTCTCCTGTCCTTCTATCCTTACACCTAGTCGTGTACCATCCCAATTAAATTCTATATTATCTCCTTTGAGGTCTATATACTTATAATCTAATTCGTATTGCTGTCTAACGCCTAACTGTGTTCCAACCCAATTAAATTCTAAGTTCTTGCCATCCACACCCGCTAGAGAACCTAAATCCTTCCATTCAGTTTGATATATATAAATATTTCTTCCTACAATCCAACAATCGCCAATAGCAGGGTCTAGTGGTAACTTATCTACAGAATCCAATTTCCCTAGAATCCTCAAAGATGCCCCTCTAGCTGGTTTTTGGGTATCTATATTATTAATCCACCAGTTTCCATTTTCTCCTATCGTTGGAGTATAACCCTGCTCCCCTTTCAATTCTGTATAACTATAATTTTCTTGACCTTCTATCTTTATACCTAATCGTGTGTCATCCCAATTAAATTCAATACTATCGCCTTTATCGCCTTTTTGACCTTTTAAATCTGTATAAGTATAATTCTCCTGTCCTTCTATCCTTACACCTAGCCGTGTGCCATCCCAATTAAATTCTAAGCCATCTCCATTTTCACCCTTTATTTTTATGTCAGGAACTTTGACCCAATTAGTGTTGTCCCAAACGTATAAATCAATTTGGTTTTCTATTGTTGCGCTTTTTACAAAGTAAGCATCACTTAAAGTTGGATTGACTGGAAGTGCTGATATATTATCTAAACTTCCTTTTATTTCTATTCCTACCCCTTTTAACTCTTCTTTTGTGGGGATTGCATTAATAGCGTCTGTAACTTCTGTCTGCATAGTTTCTTTAGCTGTAGTTACTTCGCTAATCATATTATTTTTAGCTGTTGTAACTTCCGCTTTGACTGTGTTAACTTCGTCTATTAATGTTGTTTTAGTCGTATTGACATCACTAATCATAGTATTTTTAGCGTCTGTAACTTCTGCAACTTTAGAGTCGAAAGTTTCTTTAATGTTATTAAATTCCTCGACCCTTTTACCTTCTGCGATTTCTAATTCTTCTTTAACTGTAGTTACTTCACTTATCATACTTTCTTTAGCTGTAGTAACAACATTAGTTAAGTCATTCTTAGTGTCTGTAACTTCTTTAGTTAGAGTATCTTTAGTAGTATTAACATCACTAATCATAGTATTTTTAGCGTCTGTAACTTCTGCAACTTTAGAGTCGAAAGTTTCTTTAATGTTATTAAATTCCTCGACCCTTTTACCTTCTGCGATTTCTAATTCTTCTTTAACTGTAGTTACTTCACTTATCATACTTTCTTTAGCTGTAGTAACAACATTAGTTAAGTCATTCTTAGTGTCTGTAACTTCTTTAGTTAGAGTATCTTTAGTAGTATTAACATCACTAATCATGCTGTTTTTAGCGTCTGTGACTTCTGTAACTTTAGAGTCGAAAGTTTCTTTTATACTATTAAATTCTTCGACCCTTTTAATTTCTGCTTCTTTTCTTGCTTCTTCTGTTTCTTTTATTTCTTCTATGCCTTCGACGACTTCTTTTACTTGATTTATTGTAACGCTGATATAATCCCATTTCGGCTCTTCTGTAATACTGTTTTTATCTATACTTTTCTCTATATTAATCTTTAAAGAAAAAGTAGTAACAACTAAATCATCTTTGTAGAAAGTAAACTCTACTATTACATCCCCCGCAACTGCTGTTATGTTATTTTCTATTATAGTTGTTACAATAGAATTTTCTATAGTACAGCTCTGATAAACTATTTTCCCGTCTGGTCTTTGAAAATTTGCTATAGCTGTATATCCTGTCAAATCTTTTTCTATATTATTTTCTAATAAATTAATCTTAAATTCTATTGCATTATCATATTGCTTATATTTTGCAACTTGGTAACTTTTAGTGTTAATATCTACTGTATAAATTCTATCTCTCAAATTTATCACTCCTTTTACTCTACCATTTTCGGAGTAAATTCTTTTATTATTTCTTTTTCCTTTAATACAAATTTTCCGTTTTCAATTTTATAATCACGAGGATTTAAAATTTCTGGAATATCCTCAACAACTATTTTATCTAATATTTGTCTATAATCCTCTTCCCTATCCGCAAAACAAGTATAATCCTGCTCTACCTCTGATTTTATGCAATTATATATTTCTCCAGTTCTCTTGCTGTAAAAAATAGTAACCATACTTCTTCTCCTTTTTTTGAAAATTTTAAGCGTAAACATAGTATTGTACTGTAATAAATCCTTCTGAAAAAAAATTCATTCCGAGCCAGTAGCCTATTGTTTGGCTTCCTGACATTTCGTAAGACACACCTCGCACAGATGCAGAAAGTTCCAATTGTGGTTTTGTATCACTTTTTTTTACTGTCGCTGATGTGCTGAAATAACTTAAACAGCTACCACTTGTTGATGTAGACCTTATTGCACAAGTTGCTTTAAAATTTTTACCTGCAAATTTTTTTGGTAAGTCTATTATGATTTTTGAATCTTTATAGTCAAAGTATGTGTATCCACTTTCTTGCAAATACCACGACTCCGTTACATCTGAATCAGTATAGAATTTTGTATATAGTCCCGAGTCGGTCATTTTTGTAAATCCCTTACCGCTTATAAGCCTAAGCCCTTCATCATCAATAAGAACATATGGACTTATATTATTAAAAGCAATTTTAAAAGTGTTTGGGTTAAAATGAATATCTCCAAAACTATCAATTTCCATTGTTTTAACTCCATTGTCATTTACGACTACCATTTCTCTAGCATTTATATATACGCCTTTTAGCTGTCCAAACCAACCTCTATCTAACTTCAATTCTCCAATCAGCGCATCTGCTATTGCTCCTTTTTCTATCCATGTAGTTCCGTCATCAATTTTTGTAGTCTGTGCTTCTACTTGATTAGAGAACTCTGTAACATTTGCATGCGAGTTTACTGCCCTTACTCTGAAATACCAAGTTTGAAAAGGTTCAGCCTGGTGAACGTAAGCACTTGCCTGCCCTACAAAAATTCGATTTGTAAAATTAATTGTATCTGGTGCAAAGTCTTTAATTTGAGACGCATAAACTTCATATTTATAATAAGACTTATTTGTAAATGTCCATGTTAGATTGATAAAAGCAAATAACCCCTCTGCTGTCAAAATCGGTATATCTGGTAAAGTGTCCGGAAACTCTGAATCATCTACTTTGACATTATCAATAGCTTTTTTTACTGTTTCTATTTTATTTTCTATATTATTAAACTTGTTATTTAAAAAGTCTAAATGATTTATTAAGTCCCCAACCTCAATACTATAGTATTTTTGTTGAATTGGGCTATAGTCTGTTTTAACTACTCTAGCAGTTGCGTTAATGTTTAAATTAAAATCTCGTATTATTACTTCATCGCCTAGATTGACCGTTTCTAACATTTTATAATCTTTATAATTTATAGTTGTTGACAAGTCTATAAAGTTGACTTTATATAAAACTTTCGGTAAATCAACTTGATTGTATTTAAAATAATCTTTGCATTTTTCTCTTAGCTCTTCTTCAACACTGACCTCGTCAGAACTAAAATCTATAGCAACTATTTTTTGTGTAGCATATTCGTTTAGTCTCGTGCTGGTAATATACTTTTCTGATAGTGTAATTAATTCATCATCATAGGTCGCATAAGGATATATTTTAGTTACAATATCTTGAGTATCGTATTCAGCTTCAAGCCCAGTGATATTTTTTTTGTACGCTAATAAGACATTTTTACTTTCCCCTCGCTGATAATTCAAGAAAACATCGTAATTATCAAAGAAAAGTTTCGCACTTGGTTCAAAAATTTGAATTAGAGAATTTTCGCCCTCACAGATTGCATTGTAAGGGCTTTGCATTGATATATTAATACTATTCCTTGCCTTGATGTCTGAATGTCCTCTGAATCTGTTCTGTTCCTCACAAGCACGAAAGACTCTTTCTAAAGCGTCTTCACAAGTAATATCATTCAATTTTAAGCTTTCTATGAAATTATTAAGCAAATCATACTTAATATGCTGCGCTTTTACATTAATATATCCGCCAAGATTTTTTGATATATAATAAATTCTGAAAAGTTGATTTTTGAAATCTGGAGACGCGTCAGCTTTTACTAATCTATCAGTTTTTATTTCTTTAAATAAAAAAGAGTCTTCGTAGATAGTAAATTCTAACTCGAAAACTCCGCTCTCTTCCTCTCTAACATGGTCATTTATTACATTTGTAAGAACACCTAATCCCATGTGTTTGAAATTCGTTTCTTTTTCTTCATATAAAACTAATTTTCCTTTTCGAATATTAATCCCTCCCTCCATGTTTTTAATTAAAAAATTATAAAATATTCCATCTAGGATTTATTTTTATGCTTTTTATATCCCCTTCCCAGCTAATCAGATTTTCTCCTTCTTCAAGAATTGGAAAGTCACTAAAAAGCTTATTATTTTCATTTACAATAATATTATTTTCTTTGTTTATTCTATATACATTCATCTGTTCGCTATCTATTATTAAGTCGCTTAAAATTCCATTTTCTGCCACCCCTCTTAACACTATATTTTGGGTATTTATTTTTATACTTATGTCCCCTGTTCCTTCTATATAGAGAGTAGGTTTTGACTCTCTATAGAAGTTTGTTATAGTAGCACTCTTTAGATTTAATACATTTAAACTTATAATTTCTTCTTCTGTGTATCTAAAAGGGTAGCAGTCGAATGTTAAAAGACATGATGCAAAGTTTTTAAAATTTCTAGTTATATCTAGTTTATTGTTACAGCTTGCTAGATAATAAAAGTCGCTATTACTTAAAAAAAGTTTTTTATATGATATATCACCTTGCAACCATTTTTTTATTTCTGTTGCAACTTCTTCTATATTGCTTTGCCTTGCATCTATGTCGCATTCTATTGTAAGCGTAAAATTTCCAAAACCTTTTTTTAATAATAAATCTCCGTCCTTACCTGGTACACTCACTCTTTCAACTTCTATCTGTGGAGCTGATAAGTCATTTATATTATATATTTTTAAACCAAATTCTCTGCTATCTCGACCGTCGTAAGCGAAAAACATAGCTTTACACCCTCCTCTCATTTATTATTTTTTTACTATAGTCTTTAAAAAAAGATAAAAGGAAATATAAAAAAGAAAAGGAGCATTTTATAAAACTCCTTTTCTTTTTGCTAGGAACAATATTTCATCAAAAAGATTTTCTATGTCTTGTTGTCTATTATTTACAAAGTTTTCTATATTAAGTTTAATGCCTGCTTGATTTTCATTAGCTTCATCAGTCTTATTGTTACCCATTATAGCTGTTTCCTTTCCAGCTTTAAAATCTGTACTAGCAACTATATTAGCTTGCATTTTAGACGTTTCAAAATTAACTGTAGCTTTTAATTTACCTGTAAGTTCAGATATATTTTTCTCTATTTTTTCTTTCAGTCCTGGAGTTTCTACATCTATTCCAACGCCAACCCCTTTTACGAGGTTTCTACCAATTAAATCTCGCATAATTATAGAAGGCGAATGTACTCCAAAGCCGTCTCTAAATCCATCTATAACGTTACCAGCAAAATCAAGGACTTGGTCTTTTAACCAGCCACCCATGCCCGTTATACCTTCCCACAAGCCTCTTACAACATCTTTCCCGATACTCATAATTTTGCTAGGTAAATCCTTCAAAGCATCCTTAACAGCATTTGCCATATTTTTTCCAGCTTCTCCAGCTTGTTTGACTAAGTTAGTCCCCCAACTTATAACATTATTAATAATGCTGTCCAACCATTCTTTAAACTTACCTGGAAGCTGGCTTACAGTGTTGTATATATTGTTAAAAAAGTTTTTCGCTGTTTCTAAAGCTTTTTTAGATAAATTAACTTCCCACTCCATGACTTTTTGCATTATATTAGTTAATTTTTCCCATATTTTTCCCGGAAGCTCTGAAAAGAATTTCATTATATTTTCTAAGAATTTGCTTCCTGTTTCTAATGCTTTTTGAATTAGATTAGAACCCCATTCCGAAACTTTTCCCATGATATCCGTAAACTTTTCCCATAATTTGCCTGGAAGCTCCGAAATTGGAATTAATACATTGTCAACAAATTGATTAAAAATATCTGTTGCCAACTGCTTTAAATTTTCGCCCCAGCCACTTACTGTTTCTACTACTGTATTAAACCATTCCGAAATTCTTTCGGGTAGCTCTGTAAAAAATTGTGTTATATTTTCCCAAATTGTGCTAAAAAACTCTGAAACAGAAACCTTGAAATTTTCGCCCCAAATTTGAATATTTTGTAATATGATACTAAAAAATTCCGAAATTTTTTCCGGAAGGCTTGCAAACCATTCGACAATGCTATTTATTATTTCTGGTAATGTCTCTGTTGCCCAGGCGTACAGATTAGCTCCTAAATCAACGAAAAAACCAGCAATAGACCCGATTATAAAACCAATATTATATGGAATTTGTTTAAACCATTCGACAATATTATTTATTATAGCTGGCATTGTCTCATTAAAGAAACTTGATATTTTCCCTCCTATTTTCCCGCATTCCTCTTTTATCTTGTCGCCGATACCCGCAAACCATTCTGGCACTGTGCTAGTAAAAAAGTTTAAACCACTTTTTAATCCGCTTCCAATCGCATCTCCAATTTTTGACCAAGTTTCTTTGAACCATTCGCCAAGACCGCTGAAATTCTCTATAGCTTTATCTTTTATACTTGCAAAACCTTGCTGTGCCTTATCTCCAAGCTCTGTAAAAAAGTCTCCAGCTCCCGCAAATCCTTCACTTATTTTATTTCCAAGACCGCCAAAAAATCCACCTATATTTTCAATTCCTTCTTTGAATTTATCTTTTATTTTAGAGAAGAAATCGCCAATAGAATTTTTTGCACTAGCCAACCATTTATTTATATTTTTGTCTGTATCTCTTAGCCATTTTTCTATTCCACCAAAAAAACCACCAATGCCATTGAACCCTTTTTTTATACTTTCAGATAATTTACCAGCTGAATCCCCAATTTTAGGGACTGTTCCTGTCACGAGTTCATCACTGATAAGGTCTAAGCCTTCAACAGAAGTTTTAACATCATCTATGCCACCAGCATATTCTTCTAGTTCTCCAGCATCCAATTTGGCAGAACTCGAATCTAAAGAAGAACTTTTGGCAGTTGAGTCTACATTCCCTCCACTTGCACCAGAAGCGCTAGCTTTTTCTTTTAGTTTCTCATATTCTTCTAACTTTTTCTTTAATCTATCAAGCTCTTTTTCTTGAACTGGTATAATCTCTTTTAAGTTAATAGCTTCCTTTACAGCCTCCTGGATAGATTGCTTTTTAGAGTTAACTCCATTTAGCAAACTATCTGCTAAACTCTGCCCTGCATCTTGCCAGTGCGGATTATATTCACTTAAAAGTTTTATAATTTCTTCTGAATTTTTTTGTAAAAGTAGCCTTCTCGCTTCATTTTGAATATTTGTCTCTTCTAAAAGTTCACTAAAATATTTTTCAATTTCTTCTTTTTGACTAGCATTAGACTCTTTCATCAATTCAAGTTTTTTACTTTCTGCTTCTTTTTGATTGTCGTACTCTTCTTTGTACTGCTCTTTTTTGTTACTAGCTTCTGTTTTTATATTTTCAATCTGTTCTTTTAATCTGTTTTTTTCTTGTTGCCTTTGTTCATCTAATAATTTCTTCTGTCTATCTGCTTGTGCTTCTGATATTTCTTTTTGTATTTTTTCTCGTTCTTTTTGATTTTTAGCTGTTGCTAGTTTTCTGTCAAGGTCGCTTATTTTTTCATTGTACGCTTTCTCTTCTTCTGCTTTTTGTTCTTCTTCAATTTGTTTGTCTATAGCGTCAATTTGTTCTTGTATAGCATTAGTTTTTTCATTTGTTTCTGTATCTAAATACTTTAATTTCTCATTATATTCTTTTTCATAGACTTTTAACCTGTCACTTGATGCCTTTTCCTCGACCTTTAGTCTTTCGTCAAGCGCCTTCAATTGTACATCTTTTTGACTTTCATACTGATTTTTTAGTGCTGTAGTTATAGCCTCGCAAATTTTTTCAAATTTACTTTTATTGGTCTCTAGATTTTTTTCCATAGCGCTTATTAATTCTTTTGTTGCTTCTACTACATCTTTGCTTGTATTTTTTATACCATTGGCAAAACCAATACCTGCAAACTCTCCAAGCTCTGTTGTAACTTTGGATGGTGAATGTATTCTTAGTACTTTTTTAAATGTATTAACTACAAGAGAGCCAATATTTTTAACAGTATCTATAACTAAACCAATGCCACTTAAAAGTCCATTTACTATTCCTGTTATTATATTTTTTCCAAAAGTAACGAAGCCTTTTACAACATTAGAGAAAAAGCTAAAAACCTTATTTTTAAAACTTATACAACTATTGTATATAGACTTAAATCCATTTACGAAAGGAGTTATTAGCATACTTCCGATTTTTTGCCAACTGTTTTTAATAAAATTCAAAGAATTTTTTAGTACTGCAATAACTTTATTAAAAATAGAATTTACTTTATTTCTAAAGCTTTCGCAATTATCATAAATCAGCTTAAAAGCTCCAACAAAAGGATTAACCAGCATTAGTAATAATCCTTGCCAATTACCTTTAATAAAGGATATAGCCTTACTCAGTGCTTGCGGTATTGTTTCTGTAAAGAATTTAGCAATCTGACCAAATATTTTAGCTCCAGCGTCTTTAATATTGTTCCAAATTTTTATAACCGCGTCTCTGAAAGCCTCGTTATTTTTCCATAAAGAAACAACGACCGCCGTTAATGCAGTTACCGCAACTATAGTTAAGCCAACTGGACCACCAAGCGCAGTTAATGCTCCTTTCCACAGATTGGTAGCAACTTGCGCCAAACTTATTTTTTTGGTAACCAATCCAACTACCATTTGATACAAAGTCAATTTAGTTTCTGACTCAGTCACACCAGATGTGAAAATTCTTACCGCCAGCTGGGCATCTGTAAAACTTTTTTGTATACCCCTCACAATCCCAGCTACTTTAAGACTTGTAAAAGCAACCCCAATTCCAGTTATTATAGGCGCTACAAGGCTACCATGCTGAATCAAAAAGGTTATAACATTAATTAAAGGGGTTAATGCTAAAGATATTAATTTTACAACTGTTCCAATTAGCCCGCCAATGCTTTCTGCTGTACTTCTTATAGCATTTTTAGTATTCTCATTCTGAAATGCCTGGGCAAATCTATTTGCTAAATCATTTAAAACAGGAAGCAATCCTTCTGCGATTGGAAGAAGTAAATTAACCTGCATTTGCCTTCCAATTCCCGTTACTGCTTCTCCGAAGCTATTATATTTTATCTTATTAATTTCTTCTAATTTATCTTTTGAACTGCTTATACTTCCTTTAATATTTGTTAGCGCTGTTACTGCGTCCGCTTCCAAATCCTCAAATTTAGTACCAAAGAGTTGTACGCCTATCTGATTTTTCAATACATTATCATCTAAATTATTCAAAGCTGTTGTAACTTCAATAAAAGCCTCTTTTGCACTACTTCCACCATTTGCAAATTTCTTAGTTAGTTCATCAGCATTAAAACCGAGCGCCTCAAAAGCTTCCTTAGTACCATTAGAACCATCCTTGGTTCTAATATTAAATTCTTTCAAGGCATCATTTAAATAGTCTATTTGATAGACTCCACTCTCCGCCCCGTTTTTCATCATATTGAACATTTCCTCTGCTGAAAAACCCATCTGTGCGTAATATGTCGAATATTCTGCCAATTGGTCGCCGAGGTCGTCATTCTGATTTAACCCTTCTTGTGCTCCTTGCGCAATCAAGTTATAAGACTCTTTTGCGCTAACCCCAAACTGGCGCATCATAGAGTTAACACCATTTAAACTTTCCCCAATATCCATGTCGAAAGTATCCCGCATCATAATTGCGCTTTCAGTCACTTCTTGAATATTACTTGCGTCAATCCCTTCGAGTTTTTGAGATATTAAACTCATGACCTCACTTATATCGCCCATATCCTCGCCAAAATTATTTGCATAAACCTGCTGCAGCGCTTCTCCAAAACCTTTTGCCCTAGCTTCTGCGTTTCCTGTCGCCGACTCGAAACCATTCATTGCTTTTTGATATTCATCCCCGAAATCAATAGCCTGTTTTCCTATAGCTCCTAAGCTTGCGCCAATTCCAGCTATCGCTAAAGCGCTTTTCGCCTTCTTTTTCATGGTATCAGCTAAGTTATTAAGTTGTTTCTCTGCGTCTTCGGTATTTAAAAGAGTATCTATAATAATAGAACCGTCTGCCATCTATCCACCCCCTTTTTTTATGAATTTGCATTAAAAAAGCACCTACTTTTTTAAAAAGTAAGTGCTTTTTATTTAAATCTTTTATTATATTTTTCTTTTTATAAATATTAATCTTGTCTTTTAACATCATCTAATAGTTGTTTATATAGTCTATTAAGCTTAGCTTTGTTATCATTATTTAAATGTTCTTTATAATCTATTGCTAAGCTAGAGAATTTATAAGCATTGTTCATGCGAGCCTTTTCAGTTTTTAGTTCTTTCAATTTACTAGACATTTCATTGTAGTATCTAGTTAAAAAGTCATTTATAGTATCAGTCTTTTTTGCTATTATGCTGTCTAGCATCTGACTAGGAGATTGACCTGAAAAGTTTAAATCATCCTCTATGGCAACTAAGGCATATGACTTATCTAACAACATATTATATCTATAAAAAAATGTCTTAGGGTCTTTTGTAGTATTAACTATATTAGCACAATCGTTTATTATTTTTAATAGCTGTTGAGCCTGCCTACTACTCTCTGAACCTCCTGCACTCTTACTATTCTTCTTTTTACCTCCACCTAGTTGAGTTGTTTCTTGATAATATAAACCAGTCCCAGGCACTCCAATAGTAGTAGTTGATTTACCTTTGGAATTAACTGAAACCCTAGCACCTTTAACGCCCCCACTTATGCTAACACTATTTTTATTAATATTTAACTTTAATCCTCCGCCTAAATTTATGCTTTTTCTAAATTTAAAGCCCATAGTAATCCCTCCTAAATCGAATATACTTATATATTAATTATACTCTAATTCGGGAAGTGTAGAGTATGCTATTTTATAACAAATTACTAATATCTCCACCATTCAACAGTGCCTTTTCAATTTCATTTATTTTTTCAACCTCATTTTGAGGAAGTGGTATAGCATGTATCTTTTTCATTTTTCTATAAAAATCTTTTTGAGCCTTTGGCATATCTCCACTTATATCCATTGCCCTATAGCCCATGATTTTAACTATTTCGGTGTCCTCTTTTAAAGACTTAAACAATGCTTTAAATTTCCACCAATGCAATTTTTCTATGTCCTGCAAATCAATCCCATATTGACCTAAAAAGGCTGAATATATATACTCGTCGTCATGGTCATATGAATATATTTGGCTTTTGCTAGACCCTGCGCCACCTTGATAACCATCATCCACATTGTTTTCTTTTTTCCCGCACGAATAAAACCAAATAATTTTATCTATAGCCATTGTAGTATTTGCAGGGATTACAGGGTAATATAGAAGAAGAGCATTTTCCCCCTTCTCCTCATCACTTATAGAATTATCTTGTATTAACATTTCAAACAAAATTGATATTCTAAAGTCTGTATTAATTTTATACTCTTTCCCATCAATTTCAACACTTTCGGGAAGTATATCGACTAACATATTCATTATTTTTTAGCTCTTCGTTGCGCCCTGTTTGGTGTGTATTTTGAGATTGCAGAAGCAAAAAATTCTTCCCCCTCCTGTTTCTGTTTATTAACTTCTTCTATCAATTCAAAAAAAGCATTTGAGCACACTTTTAAATTTCTCTTATCTCTAAACATTTTGCTTGATGTGCCTTCTCCAAAAATATCATCAAAACATTTAAAAATCAAATTACATATATCTCTAATCATTTCATAACCCTTGGTCGCTTCTTTTTCAACTTTTCCCGTTTCAGTAATAGTTAAGCTTATTGTTTTTTCAACTTTTTCAGCTTCATCAGCATCATATATATCAAAATCTTCTAATTCTATATTATTAATTATCATTTCTTTAGTCTCCTTTTATTCTTTTACTGTAATCGTAGTAATACCAGCTTTCTTAGCTTTATTATTAGCATTAACTTCTACTATTAATATTTTATTTCCCTTAGTTGCTGTTATTTCTTCCGTACCATCCCAAGCAGTGTACCCAACTGAACAGTCAGTATCAAGCGTTGGAACCGCAACATTTGCCCCAGTTTTATATTTATAGCTATTCCCACTTTCAAGGGTTGGAGTAACTGTTATTTTTGTATTCCCTGTGCTAGTACCTGCCACTGAATTTATAGTTAAAACTTTTAAACTTTCAGCTGGCGGGGCTTCTGCTCCATCTTCTACAAAAGTTCTTGTTTGAGTATTAAATTCTCCATGTACAAGGTCGCCAACGGTATTTAAATTTCCACTCACTGTAATAGTTTCTCCACCTGCACCAGCGAATCCACTCACTTCAACAGACACTCTAAATTTTCTAGCCCTAAAAGTATTTTCTTTGCCTTCAATTGGTAAAAATAATTCTACTCTTAAATAATCTCTTTCAGCATCTGCGCCAGTTGCCTGGTCTCTACCTATTTTGTAAAGTTCCATTATTGCCTCTTCATTTTTAATTAAATCAGTTTCAAACGAAAATTGCGTTTGATAAGATTTGATAGCGCTAGTACTGTTTCTATCGTTTATATATGTTTTAGAGTCACTTTGTGCGGATGGATTTTCGTCTAATGTATTAAATCCTGCTCCCATTAATACCCAAGAATTTTGTCCATCACCCCCCAAAACTCCTAAGTAGTCTGCTACTCTATATCTTTGTATCGTTTCCATTCCTGCCATTTTTACATTTCTCCTTTTTCAAAATATTTTAATTTTAATTGTATTTGATATTGTGCTGTATCTATACTTGTTTGAACTGGGTAGCCTGGCGTACTTACCTCTAGTGACATTGCCTCTTTATTACCAGATAAAGCAGGCAAATTCCCACTTAAATTTTCTCTATATATCCAGTCTGCAAATTGCTCGTAGAACTGGCTATTTTCTATATTCTGCATAACATCAGACCCATAACACTCTCTACTTGCAAATATAAATATAAACTGTTTTATAGAGTCGCCATTTATAAATCTTTTAATGACTGTCTCTGATGGAACAGTCTCTAATGTATAAGAAGTAAATTCCTCACCTAAAAACTCAACATTTATACTTTTTGCAAATTCGTCCAAATAGGGGCATTTTTTTATAAACTCCCTAACACTTTCAATTATGGTCATTCTCTATTTCCTCCAATAAACTTAGCAACAGATTCTATTAATCCGTCTTTATTGTCTGCCAGCATTCTTTTTTCCCAGTACTTTCCCCTTTTTCCTCCATTGCTAGTCCCTCCTTTGCCTCGTCCGGCATTTTCATAATATTGTTTTTTTGCATGAGGTTGTATATATTTTATCTTATTAACTTCTTCTCTAGCTGTATTTTTCAAGACTCCATTCAACATAGGAACATACGGGTCTGAAAGCCTTCTAACTTCATGTGTAAAAAATTTCTGTGCCTTGCCACCAGGTTCTAGTCCCCTTGCCCTCATTATTTTATTAGGGTCTATATTTACACTTACATTCATCCCATATTATTCTGCCTCCAATTCAAAGTGCCTCATTTTCATGC